GCCAAACTAATTCATTCTTTTTACCAAAGGTTTATTCCAAGCAGGTTCTAAACTTTTTTCGTAAGGCTTCTGTAGCCGAAGCGATCACTAACACGGACTATGCTGGTGAAATTGCAAACTTTGGTGATAGCGTAAGAATTATCAAAGAACCCGAAATCACTGTGGATCAGTATGAAAGAGGAGGCACTGTCTCAGCAACTAAGTTAACTGACTCAGAAGTAACTTTGGTTGTTGATATAGCAAACGCATTTAAGTTTATCGTTGATGACATTGAAACTCAAATGTCCCACGTTAACTTTCGTGACGTAGCAACCTCTTCAGCCGCTTACGCATTGCGTGATGCTTTTGATGCAGGTGTAATTATTTCTATGTTTTCTGGAGTTTCCAGCTCAAGCCCAGATCATGTAATGGGATCAGACAATGCGACTGACCTTGCTTCTGGTACGTTTGACGGAACAGGTAACTTAGACATAGGTTTTGGTTCTAACGAACATGACCCAATTGATGTCATGGCAAAAATGGCTCGACTGCTTGACGAACAAAACGTACCCGAAGAAGGACGTTGGTTCTTAGCAAGTCCTGACTTTTACGAAGTGCTTTCTCAAAGTGCTTCTAAGCTTTTGTCAGTAGACTACAATGCTGGTCAAGGTTCAATTCGTAACGGACTAGTATCTTCTGGTAAGTTGCGTGGATTTAATATGTATAAAACCAACAATATAGCAGACACTAGCAACGCTGCTGGTAAGTGTATTGCTGGACATATTTCTTCTACTGCTACTGCTCAGACGATCACTAGCACTGAGGTTCTCCGTGACCCTGATAGCTTTGGAGACATAGTACGTGGACTACACGTTTATGGCGCTAAAGTTTTGCGAGGCGAAGCACTCGTTTCAGCGTTCTACGGAATTGACTAACATGGTAAGGGGGCTTAACCGCCCCCAAACCTTTTTGGAGATTTTTGTATGCCACAACTAGGATCAGACGAAAAACCAATTGTCATGCACACAGGAACGGTTGTCAGTAAAGAAAGCCGTTATCGTAAAGGATTTGACAAGAAAAAGTATGATGAAAATTACGACCGCATTTTTCGTAAAAAGAAAAGCAAATTAAAATAAAGGAAATTCAAATGTTAATAATGTCTATGATGGAAGAACCAAAACCTGAAGAAACTAAACAAGTTAAAGAAGGTATTGAAAATTATCAAAGCATACATGAATTAGAAAACAAATTTTACAATGCTGGTAAAGCCCAAGGTTCTAAGTTTAGTATGGAACAACGTATTAAAACTTCTTACTAATGGCAACCACTTATCTTCAATTAACGAATGAATTGTTAAGGGAGTTCAACGAAGTTGAATTAACCTCCTCTAACTTTTCTTCGTCTGTGGGTGTTCAAACTCATATTAAAGATTTAGTTAATCGTGCTTATCTTGATATGGTTAATGAAGAACCGCAATGGCCTTTTTTAGCTGTAGGAGAATCAGGTTCTACTGACCCTATGTATGGTAATGTTTACGTAGAAACTACCGCAGGTACACGCTGGTATGAATTAAAAGCTGCTTCAAGTAGCATTGTAGATGACTATAGCTATGTAGATTGGGATAATTTTTTACTAACAACAGTAGGCGTAAGTGGCGAAAGCGCACCTTATACAGTGCGTAACTTACGGTTTACAAGTATTGAAGAGTGGAAAGATTACTTTAGAGTAGCGCAAAACAAAGATGACGCTGAGGACGCAGAGGGCGGTACACCTGACAGAGTAATTAAAAGTCCTGACAATCGAAAGTTTGGATTATCTCCAATACCTGACCAAGTATATCGTATTTATTATTATGCTTATAACTTACCTACAGAACTTTCTGCACACGGAGATGCTATAGTTTTTCCAGACCTATATGTACCCGTATTAGTAAATCGTGCAAGATACTATATGCACCAGTTTAAAGATAATCATCAAGGAGCTGCATTTGCACTAGAAGACTACAAGCGTGGCTTAAAAACTATGAAGCTACACCTAATGGAGCCAACACCTAACTATGTTAAAGATGATCGTATAAGGTTTATGTAATGCCAAGTCAACCATATGCTGTACCATTAGTAGGAGGACTTAATACAAACGTCAATCAATTTCAATTATTGGCGCAGCCCGGATTTGCCCGTGACCTAGAAAACTTTGAAGTAGACATAGACGGTGGCTATAGAAGAATAAACGGTTTCTCAGCTTATGGTGGTAGCGATGCAGCAAGACCAAATAGCACTAACGCTATTACAGGTCTTTTTATTTATGCAGGTGGTGTAATTGCTGCAAGCGGAACAAACATTTATTTTACGACAGATGGTGAAACATGGCTACTAATGAACCGTAGTAGTGTAGATGCAAGTGGAGATAACTTTAGTACCTTTTCAGGACGTTCTACAAGCGCAAGAACAAATCAAGGCCAAGTAAACTTTGCACTGTACGAAGGCACTACAGAACACGGTGAGCTTATTATTACTGACGAAAGTGGAAGCTCTAAACCACTCTACATTAAGATTACAGGTACAGGTGCATTAAGTAATCGTACATTTTTTGTAAAGGATATTACTATATCAGGAAGCCTTACTGCAAAAGTATGTACTATACACGACAAACATTTGGTTGTAGCAGGAGATACAACTAATCCTAATACAGTTTATTATTCTGGTACAAATGACATCGATGATTTTTCATCAACAGGTTCTGGTAGTATTGTAATTGAAGATAAAATTGTAGGATTAAAATCTTTTCGTGATGACTTAATTATATTTTGTTTAAACAGTATACACAAATTACAAAATATAAATAACTCTTCAACGGTTGCAGTAACGCCTATTACCGAAAACATAGGGTGTCTTGCAAACGGAAGCATACAGGAAATTGGTAGTGACTTAGTATTTTTAAGTCCTGATGGAGTACGTACTCTTGCAGCTACAGCACGTATTGACGATATTGAATTAAGTTCCGTAAGCAGAGCAATACAACCTATAATTAGAGATGCCGTAACAAATATGGCAAACAATATTTTTACAAGCTGTGTTATACGAAATAAATCACAGTATAGATTATTTTACACAACCACTTCTCAATCTGCTACTATTTCAAAAGGTATCATAGGTACAATAAGAGACAAAGGATTTGAGTGGTCAGAAACTAAAGGTATACAAGCAAGAGCTATAGTATCTGGGTTTGATACCGACAATAACGAACAATTTTATCATGGCGATAACGATGGGTATGTTTACATTCACGACACTGGAAATTCTTTTGTACACGATGGAACAGAAGCTAACATCGAAGCCACTTATCAGTCTCCTGATTTTGATTTTGGAGACTATGGGACTCGTAAAACAATTAATTATGTAAAAATGTCTTTTTCTCCTGAAGGTACGTGTGCGCCTAAACTTAGAGTTCGCTATGATTATGAAGATACAGATGTACCACAACCAGCCGATTATTCTCCAAGTGTAAGAGTACCAGCAGTATTTGGTACAGCAGTATTTGGTACAGGAGAATTTGGGGGAACCAAAGATCCCATGATACGTCAAACAGTGCAAGGTACTGGAAACACAACAAGTTTTAGGATACGGTCAACAGACACAAACCCTCCGTATGCTATAAATGGTTTGTACATAGATTACACACCACTTAATAGGAGATAGTTTAAATGGTAGCTTATACACGACAAAGTACAATTACAGATGGAGATACAATTACTGCTGCGTTATTCAACAACGAATATAACCAGCTACTATCTGCATTTTCTTACGCTTCTTCAGGCACTACAGGACACAAGCACGATGGAACAACTGGAGAAGGTGGACATGTTCCACAAATAGGCGATCAAGACTTTCTTAATAAAATAGTAACAGACAGCACTAACAACCGCTTTGGTATTTTTGTACAAGTATCTTCAAGCGCAGTAGAGCAAATACGAATACAAGATGGTGCAATTGTACCTGTAACAGATAACGACATAGACTTAGGAACAAGCTCAGTAGAATTTAAAGATGCGTACTTTGATGGTACAGTAACTACAGATGCACTGGTAGCAGATACTGCTGACATCAATGGTGGTACAGTAGACGGTGCTACAATTGGTGCAAGTTCAGCTACTACTATTGTAGGAACTACTATAACTGCAAATACCGCATTTGTACCTGACGCTTCAGACGGAGCTGCACTGGGTACAAGCTCTTTAGAATTTAGTGATCTTTTTCTTGCAGATGCCGCAGTTATAAATTTTGGTAATGACCAAGACGTAACACTTACACACGTAGCTGACACTGGGTTGCTTTTAAATAGCACCATGCAACTACAATTTAATGACTCATCACAATACATAAACGCACCTTCTGCTACTGTACTAGATATAAACGCAACTGACGAAATAGAACTTAATGCTACGCTTGTAGATGTAAATGCTAATTTAGATATTAGTGGCACATATACAGGCGCAGGTCTTATGACTACTGGCGGTAACATTGTTATTCCTAATGATGGTAATATTGGTTCTGTAGGAGATACTGATGCTATAGCAATTTCTTCAGGTGGTGTTGTGACGTTTTCTCAAAATGTTACGGTAACTGGAGACTTAACCATTTCAGGAGATGACCTGACAATGGGTACAAATACTTCTGGGATGTTACTTATTGCAGATGGAACTAACTTTAATCCTACGGCAGTTACTTCATTATCAGAAATATCTACAGTAGCAAATGATGATGTATTTCTTGCTATTGATACTTCGGGTGGTGGTCTAAAGAAAATTGCAAGGTCTGCGGTTGTATCTGGTTTAGCAACCTCCTCTGCAATATCTAACGTAGTAGAAGATACTTCTCCGCAACTTGGAGGCAATCTAGATACTAACTCACAAAATATTTTAATAGATGACGCACATTTTATTGCTGATGAAAACGGTAATGAGCAAATTATTTTTCAGACCACAAGCTCTGCCGTAAACCAAATTGATGTAACCAATGCAGCAACAGGTAACGCACCTGAAATTGCAGCAACGGGTGGCGATACTAATGTTAGTTTAAAGTTAACTCCAAAAGGTTCTGGTCAGGTTCTAATTGACGGAAACGTAGGAATTGAAACAGGACTTATAGATTTAAAGAACGGTGGTTCGCAATCTGCGGTAAGACTCTATTGTGAATCTTCTAATGCTCACTACGCAGCTATACAAGCACCAGCGCACTCTGCTTTTTCTGGAAACGTCACGCTTACACTTCCTGCTTCTACAGATACGTTAGCAGGTATTGCAGCAACTCAAACACTTACAAACAAAACTTTAACAACTCCAGTAATTGCTGAAATAGATTCAGGTTCTACTATTACGCTTGACGCAACTACTGATATTGTGTTAGATGCAGATGGTGGAGACATTTTCTTTAAGGACGCTGGTACAACTTTTGGTAGCGCAACCAATACTTCTGGTAATCTTATTATTAAATCAGGAACAACAACGGCTCTTACTTTTAGTGGAGCAAACGTAACTACGGGTGGTAATATTATAATACCAGACGCAGGTAATATAGGAAGTGCTAGTGACACAGACGCTATTGCTATATCCTCTGCTGGATTAGTTACTATTTCTCAAGACCTTTCTGTTGGCGATGATTTACTATTAGATAGTGATGCGGCTGTTTTAAAATTTGGTGATGACCAAGATGTTACTTTAACCCATGTAGCTGACACTGGATTATTACTTAACAGCACAATGCAACTTCAATTTAATGACGCATCTCAAAATATAAATGCTCCAAGCGCAACTGTACTAGATATTAACGCCACTGATGAAGTAGAAATTAACGCTACATTAGCAGATGTCAACGCAAACTTAGACGTATCTGGAACATACACAGGTGGTGGTCTAATGACTACTGGTGGTAATATTGTAATACCCGATGCAGGAAATATAGGAAGCGCTAGTGATACCGATGCAATTGCAATAGGGTCAGATGGTGATGTAACATTAACACAAGATTTAGAATTACAGCATGACGGTGCTATATTATCTTTTGGTGCTAATGATGAGATAACACTTACTCATGTACATGATACAGGGTTGTTATTAAACAGCACAATGCAACTACAATTTAACGATGCAAGTCAAAATATAAATGCTCCCAGTGCGACTGTTTTAGACATCAATGCGACAGATGAAATTGAACTTAATGCCACGTTAGCAGATGTAAACGCTAACCTAGATGTCTCAGGTACATACACAGGTGGAGGTACAATGACCACTGGTGGCAACATTGTTATTCCTGATGCTGGAAACATAGGAAGCGCTTCTGATACAGACGCTATGGCTATTGCGAGTACGGGCCAAGTTACTTTCTCTCAAAACATTAATCCACCGCATCCAGCTAGAAATTACTTAGTGAATGGTGACTTTGCCGTGTCTCAGCGTTTAAACGGGGCAGTAGCAACATCTGCAACAACTCCAGCAAATAGTGACGATACAGTTTTAATTGATAGATGGATATTACTTTCTGACGGGAATGACATAGTGGACGTAGGGCGGGCAGCAGCTAACCGAACAGATATGCAATATATTGGATACAACGCGGTAGAAACAGCAGATAAAAAGTTTGGATTTGCTCAAATTATAGAAAATAAAGATGCCGCACAACTTGTAGGCGGTAGTGCAGTGGTCACGCTGTCTTTTATCGCAGCCGTAAATAATACAACGAGATTAGATGACATTCGTGCTGGCATAGTTTCTTGGTCAGGTACGGCAGATTCAGTGACCAGTGATTTAGTCAATGCTTGGAACGCAGCAGACACCAACCCAACTTTAGCTACCAACTGGACGTTTGAAAACACGCCAGCTAATTTAAGTGTGGGAACATCGTTTGTAAGGTATTCCGTAACAGCTACGATTGACACTAGCTCTACTGCAAATGTCGCAGCCTTTATTTGGTCAAATAGTGTCGATAATGACGTAGATGATATTTTGTATCTGGGAGGTTGTCAGCTAGAGTTAGGAAGCTATCCTACGCCTTATATCACAGAGAGCTATGAAGAAAATTTAGCACGATGTCAAAGGTATTTCCGAATCGCAGGACTCAACGCCGCATCAGGTAATCAATCAAATAATATGTATTACACATCTTTAGATTTGTCTCCCTCAATGAGAGCAGATCCTAGCATTGCAGCTAGTTTTGGACACGGCTTGTATAGTGGCAATTTTGAAACGCGAGTTACTGCCACTTTTGGTAGCGGAGTTAATTTGATTGACTCAACCCCTGAATCAGTTGTTGTGCGAGGTGGGACAAGTAATTCCTACAATTGGATAAGAGGTAATTTACATTTGGAGGCAGAACTATGAATATTGTTTCAGCAAAATATGTTCATGATAGGTTAAGTGAAAAAAATTGCAGCATCAATGCAGTTATTCAAATCACAGATAGTCGAACAACAACAGTACATGTTCCTCTGCCAAAGACATCAGATGAAGAAGAAGATAGTAAAATATTAAACACTAATAAACATTATCGTGCTATTCAAGCTTGGGTAGCAGCAGGAAATACAATAGCAGATCCAGATTAAAGGAGAAATAATATGCAACCAAAAAGTCAAGGATATTTAAACCCACCTAACGGCCCCGGAAAAATTCAAGGCGGTACAAACGATATTTACCTTCCAGAAAATCCAAAGATGTCTGGAGGTGCTAATACAAACATTTACCTACAGGATGCTCAAGGTACTGGTGGCGGTGCAAATGACATAGCCAACGCAGATCCTGCTGGAGTTGCTGGAGGTGCTAACGATATTTACCTTCCAGAAAATCAAAAGATTGCTGGTGGAGCTAACAAAAATATCTATTTAGCTGACAACAAACCTGTCTAATGGATAACGAAAGCGCTGCTATAGAGGCTCTCAAGAAAATTGCAGAACATGAAAAAGAGTGTGCTGCAAGATGGGGCGAAGCTGCTGTTGAACTTCGAGAGTTAAAAGAAACTACTAAGACTCACGCAAGACGATGGGAGAAACTTGCATGGCTGCTTGTTGCAACGATGTTAAGTTGTGCGCTAACAATAATATTGGGGATAACAAATGTCTAGAAAACGAGCATTAAAGAAAAGAGCAGACTTTCGTAAGGGTGGTTTTGTAGACCGTAAGAAGTTTCAAACTGGAGGTGTAGAAACCAAAACTTTAGATGTAAACACTAGCGATGCAAGCCCCGTAAGTCAAGCACAAACCGATAGAACTTTTGGTACAAGAACAACAGCAACAGCACCTACGGTAAAACTAAATGTAGCAGGAACAGATTCTTCTATTCAAAGTGACCAAGCTGTGCAAATAGGTCAGAGAGCCGAAACCAAAGCTCCAGAAGATGCTACGGCTACAGGAATTACTGCGGCTGGAGGAACAACAGCTACGGCAGCACAGCGAATGCTTACTATTGAGCAAGAAAGGACACTCGCTAACTTAACTGGATTACAAGCTAATCAAGGTACTCAAGGAGTTAGAGAGCTAACGGACGCTGAAAAAGTAACGCTTTTTAATTTACAAACAGCAAAAAAGCGTGGGGAAGCCGCACAGATGACCGCAGCACAAGCTGGAGACTTAGCACCTACAGAAGCTGCACAAGGACAGGTAACACGCGAAGCAGTTGCAGAAGGGCCAACGCTTACAGAAAGGGCTACTGCTGCTGAACGTGATACTACTCAAGAAGCTCAAGCATTAGCAACAGCCCCAGAACTGGATGTATCTCCAGATGCTTTTGTACAGCAAGTAGTTGGTGCGCCTACTGATATAGTACAAACATCAGGTGCAGAAAA